ACTTGCTGCGCGTCGGAAAGGCCCGCTTGACGTTGTTGCGAACGTTCTGCTGCCGCACGATCCCTTTCAGACGCTTGCGTTGAAAACGCCGTCTGCTGTAGCCCCTGAACGGCTGCCTGCTCACTCATCGGCATACCACGAAGCGTTAGCGCCTCGGCTGTGGCACGTTGCCGTGCCGTATCGCCAAGGCCGAACAACCGAGACTGTTCAGCACCGCCAGCGGTAACAGCCGCATTAAGAGCTTGTTGGTACGCATCATTGCGAGTTCTGCCTGCGGACTCAAAGGCGCTGTTGTAGGCGTCACCTCCGACAGAGAAACCCTGGTTGGCAAGGCTGGTCTGTAGGTCGGTGTTTGCCTTAGCGAACCGGGGATCAAGGCGTGAAGTGTATTGGTTGTATACCGAGTCGATAGTTTGTTGACGCGCCGCCGCATCGCCCGTGGGCGCAGCGGGCAATCCACTGAACGAAAACGGCTGTGCTACTGACGCCGCACCTGTGTTAGCCGCTGCCGCAATGCCTGACGACGTTGGCGCAGACGGCAAGCCTTCATAATTGAACGGCTGCGATAAAGCCTGACCGGCGGCGTTGACCGACGATTGAAGCCCAGACGTAGTTGGCGCTGAAGCCAATCCAGAATAAGAGAACGGCTGTTGAACCGCTTGAGAGACTCGGCTTGTTTGATCTGCCGCGAGAGTGTTAAGCGCACCCGTCGCCCGCGTCTGCTGGTCAAAGATGTTCTGCTGACCAGGGTCAAGGGTTGTCGTCCGCCGATATGGCGTGATCCCTGTGTCAGGGTTCTCCACCCCATCTGGCGAATATACGCTTGAACCGTAAGGCGTGTATTCGTTGATGCGGTTAAGTTCCGCCTGAGCAATTGCGGCTTCGCGGTTAATCGCGCCTTGAGCAACAGCCGTCTTCATTGGATCAGGAGCAGCCGGGGGGCTTGGCGTTTTCTTACCCATTTCTAAGCCATCTCTCTTTTGCGGTTTTCTCGTATAGGCCGTATGTGCAGGCTGTGCTTCCGCCTGCTGCGAACGGGTGGACGCCCTCAAGAACAAATCCAAGTTTGCTCATCAAGGTGCGAGCCTTCTTGTTTGATTTCTTGGTAATTCCAGTCATCCGTTTCACACCTAATTGGATAAACGGGTATCGCAAAAGCGCCCGAACAGTTCCCGGCGTGGCCCACTTTTGGGTCGCGGTGACAAAAGTTATTTCAATGTCATATTGCCTGTAGTTGTGATAGACGGCAACCCCGCAGATATCCGTGCCTTCTGCGATCCCTATGGCCGTCAGGGGCCTGCAAAGTGGCGCACACTCTGGGTATGCCGCTTCTGCCCATACAGCCATTTCTTCGTCACGCCCAAATACAAGGTGCTTCAAAGGGCATTTCCGGTTTGCCAAATCATGTCATAAGCCGAAAACGAGATTTCGATTGCGTTGTCGCCGCCTCTAATTGTTGGCGAGGCGCACTCGCCCAAGCCGTAGACCGTATTCCACGCCGAAATTTGAGCAACGTCCGCCCAAGTTCCAGCATCCCATCTTGACACATCCCAAATTCCCGTGCTGAGAGATGGCGGGGTTGGAATGCTTGTAGGATTTATGTCTGAAAAATTTACGTTAAGGTCAATTGCGTAGGAGGGAGACCCGTTGGTTGTAAAGTGCGGGCGGCACAAGCTGAACAACTTCTGACGCCCCTTCGTGCCAAAATAAGAGAAGGCGGGTCTAATCTTCCATTCGACGTTTGCTGTGTTGTCACTTGTACCGGTGTCAGCCTTAAAAATAACGCCGCCAGTTGTTGCTCCAAAATACAGGTCGCCGTTGTACAGCGCCCAGCAGGCTGCGTTTTGATTAGTGAATTTAGCCCAAGCGCCTGTCTGCGTGTTCACAACGTACTGATGCGAGACGCTTGTGCTAATTGGAATGTTGAACAAGGCGTAACTGCCCTGCGGGTAGTGGATCGATTGCCATCCAAAGATGTTTCCATAACTTCGCGCAGACAAAAGAAACTGGTTGCGAATGTTATCAGACAGCGACTTGCTGGAACTTGCTACTTGGTCAATCGGCAGAAACACGGAAAGCGGAACCGCGCCGTCTTGAGTGATGACGATCAGTTCTGCGCCGACCTTTTCAATGCACCTCCGCCCGATTGGTTTGCCAATCGAAAACACACCAACAAGGCTCCACTTCGTGGCGTCCGAAGGGTCATCACCGTTGTATAGGATGCACTCGCCTTCGCTGGTGATAATGACGAAAATGTCGTCAGGCCCACTACCGCCATCTCGTGTCCAACTTCCGCAAGCCTGAATCTTGCCGCCTTTCTTGCACAACCCGCCAACGTCAAAGGTTGCTACCGTCCCAGCAACTGACACGATTGGGAGATATCCAAAAGTAAGGCTGTCGTTAAACGTAAAGAACAGGCGGCGCTGGTGCGCTGTAACGTGGACGATGTCAGCGGCTGTGACGCCTCCTAATGTTGGCGTCGTGAACGCGGAGCCGTTGTAGTAGATGGGAGCGTCTTCGCCATTGACCATGAAGAGGAAACTTCCGCCAGAAGTTCCGAACATTGTCGTCTGCCAGCGAGCGTTGGTTTTTCCCGTTGCTATAGATGTTGATGCACCGGCTGCGGACGAGTCATAGATAACAGACCCGGCGGCGGATAAGAGTTTATGCGTCGCCGGTCCTGCGTACTCAATAAGCGTCTCGACAGCGGCAGAGCCGTTCCCTGTGGAGTGAGAGGCATATCCACCTCTAACCTCTACGTCGGTCATGTTGGGGAATACGTTTTCCAACTCAATGGCGAACTCTTCGTCCATGTCAGCCAAGGCATCCTTGGCGTTCCAGCCTTTGACTGGCGCGGGGATGGTGCCGCTTCGAGATGTCGGCGACTTGGCGGAATTGACTTGTAGCGGTTGCAAAAGCATTCGGTGCCTCTCAAACGAAAATTAACGCTGTGCGACGGCTACGCCCAACTGCCTTCTGGAATGTAGACGCCGCTCATGCCACCACCGCCCTGCATGTCGAGGGTCCGCTTGCCGCCAACTCTCGCCATCTGGTTCGCAAGTTTCTGCTCGTACATTCTGAAGTCTTCAGAGTAGTCCAAGCCGTTCTTTTTCTTAAAGCGCCACACGGTGCCCAGCATCATCAGGTTTTCGTCAAGGACGCCAACGTCATTGTCGGCGGTCCACACAGATTGATTTGCGCCTCCCGAAGCCTGACAGAAATACGTTGATTGATATTCAAACACCCAAGTGTTCCCGGCGACAGGAGCCGGGTAGGCGTACAGCTTGCCGCCCTGCATTCTAAAGCTGGAATAAGGACCGGTTGCCGTTCGAGCTTTTAGCGCCTGCCACTCTGAGGGACTTAACGGCCCGGAAACCGGCTCAGACAGTGTGCGGTTCCAAAATGTTGAATTGATAATGTAAGAAAAGCCGGGGGCTAAAGTGGTGACAACCCCCTGCAATTCCGCCGCTAAAGTCGTGTGAGTTTTCTCAATTTGCGTTTGGGGCCAAGCGTATCTTTCAAGAAGCTCCTGCCCCTCGGTGTTCGCTAGAGCCAAAAGAACCCTGACGTTCTGGTCTGTAGACGCAATTGCGACAGACGGGCGGCTCAAACCAATGGTATCGCAAGCGTTTTGAATTTGAGTCAACAACGTCATGTCAATGTGTCCTATCCAGCGCCGGGAGCTTGGCTTTGATTTTTAGGCGGACGGCCTCGCCTTTTTGGCGCTGCGTCCTCCTCGCTTTCAGATAGTAACCCCTGAATCTGTCGGTCCCTATCTTCAATTGTTTTTCTCAGGTCCGTTAACTCTATTTTCAAGGCCGAAACAGCCTCGCTATTTTTATTCGTTCCTGCTGCGGCGAGGTATGCCGTCGCTTTTTCCTTTAGCGCGTGCGATCCCATGCCCAGCTTTCGCAACGTGTCAGCGTTGGCGTCGGCCAAGTCCTCAACCGTCCTAACAACGGCTGCGAGGCACATTTTCAACTGAGCGGGCGTAACCCCCGGCCAATTCTTTAGATCGGACCCGTTGACAGAGATTTCTCTGCCATCTTTCCATTCTTCATACGCGGCGTGGGCAAACGGCGACGGCGGCTTTCGGTTGCCGTTGCCGTGTTTCCACTCTCTCAGCAACTCGTCTGAAATGACCTTATCAACGACAAGACCGCCTCCCGGCATTGTTATCACGGCATATTCAACGTCTTTGAAAACAGGCATCCCCTGAGAAATTGACGCTTCGCGGTCTTCTTCTGGTCTCAATTCAAAATCGACATAAAACCCATGCCGTTCTTCAGCCATCATTTCAACCATGCAATCCATACCTCCTGTTTATGGAAAAGAAGGGGGGCCGAAGCCCCCCGTCCAAGTTAAGCCGCAGTAGCATCATCCATAAACGGACGCTGAATCTCAAACTCAGCAAGACCCGTAGATGGAGTGTTAACAGCAGACGCACCCTTTGCGAGTTTCACGCGATCACCAGCAACCACAGCATCATCGATGCTGCCAGCCGTAGCGGTTGCGAAAACCAGACCGTTGTCTGCGTAGCCTGCCAAAGCCTTGCCGACTGCCTTGCCCGAAATCTGATACCAGCCAAACGAACTGGCAACATTAATGGACATTGAAACAGCAACAGGGCCGATGGCATTAGCAGCCAAAAGCGTCGTCGAGTTGTCATCGGCGTTGTAGGTCACGAACGACCCCAGAACCGTTGACGCCAAGCCTTTGAGATAAACAAACTCTCCAGCGCCGTATGCCGTAGAGGCTACATCGACGGCCTGAACAATAGTCCCAAGAACGTGGTTCTGGGTTGTCGAGGTGTCGTCAATGTTTTGCGTACCGGCGATGGGGTTAGTGATGTGGTAGTCAGACATCTTTTCTTCCTTTCAGGGAAAAGAGGGTTGGACAAAAGCCTAAGCCTTCATCACGCCCTGAAGTGAGCGGTTGGAGACAGTCATGTTCCCCTGCCAAATAATCGGAAGAACTTGAGCGTCCTGATTGACGGAAGATTTCTCAGGAACCTCAGTCCAGTTCGCGTCACGATGGGCGCAAACGCCGATGTAATCGGTGTTGAGGAAATATGCGTGAGCATCCGGCATGCCAGCAGCAGACGAATCATAGACAACATCAGCGCCCTTGTACTTCAGGGACGTAGTGCCAGCTTTGATGTCGGTGGTGTTGGTGTAGCGTTGGATGCTGGTCTGACTGTTATCGAAGAACGTGAAGTAAGTGTCGTCCATCAAAATCAAGTCAGGCATATCGTTGTTCCGGGTGAGGTTCAGCCACAACGGAAGCATGAGGCTTTCGATTGTGGTTGCACTTGGCGTGATGCCAGCGCCGCCTTGCAGTGGGCTTGCCGCCGACTGAAGGATGCTTTTCCAGAACGTATAGGTGGAGGAGTTGATGCCACCGACTGTGCCCGTACCCGCATCAGAGACAAGAGCCTGAAGGCCATTGATCTGGTTGGCGGTGGTGCCGTCACTATACATATCGCTGGAGAAGTTATTTCCGGCGGTACGCATGGCGTTCTTCAACTTGTTTTTAACAAGTTTAATGACGCCCTCTTTGCCGCTGTTCTGGCGAACTTCAAGGCCAGACGCAACCACATTGATAGCAACCTGTTTCCAGGGAAAGTTAGCAGCCGTGAAGACTTCAGACTGCGCGATACTCAGCGTGTCGTAGCCGCTGTAGCGTTGGTAAGTTCCGTTCTCTGCGTAGTCCAGAGGAATCTGGATTTCCCAGCCGCCCGAAATAAGATCAACGCGACCCTTTTCGGCAAGACGCTGGTGAAGCGCCGTGTGGTTGGAAACATTATCTTCCAGATACTTCTCTTTGAAATGGCGGTAAGTGATTGCCGCAATCTCCGTGAAGGAGCTATTCGCACCCATGATGTAGCCTTTCGAGTTAAGCCGTCATGCGTTCGTCCACCAATGCTCCGATAAAGTCATCTACGCTTTTCGCTTTCTTGGCAGCAGCGGGTAAGGAGCCACTTGACCGTATGTTGACGCCTCCAGCCTTCCGGGCTTGATTGGCAGCTTTTTTCGCCTTCACAATCCGTTGACTTTCGCTCTTGGCCTTTTCATCAATACCAATCTTTGCAGACACATCTTCGTTGGCTGCTAGAGCCATCTTGTATGCCGTCTTCAAATATTGTGAGTTGGAAAGATTAGGCTTTGATTGACGGAGAGCCGAAACAATCGGCACCATTTCAGCCTGCAACTCTTGATAGAATGGAGTTTCCGAGGAAAACTTTTCTATGTCAGACATTACGACTTGAGTGGTTTTTTGATGCTCCACTTGCTGCTGTTGCGCGAGATGGCCCTCGAAATATTGAAGACGCTGTTGCATGGCAAGCATTTGAGGATCGGCAGGCGCTTGCCCGCCGTTTTCTGTAAGCGCCGACAGGGGAATTCCACGTTGTTCAAACAGATAGCGCGTGAAGCCAACGGGGTCGGCACTGGCAAAGTCAGACAGAGCGAATAGCTGACCTACAGCCGCTCCCTCGTCCATACCGTCCAAAGCCAACTGCTGTCTTCGCGGGGCTATGACTTGTTCAATCTTTTCGTAGTGTTTTCTCTGTTCAGCAACTTCTGTAGATTTCCGTGTGTAGTCGCCTTCTTGTTCCTTCACACGATCCACAAGCCATTTCTGACTTGCGGGTGGAAGTTCATAGAAGGCTTCACGGTCTTTTGCAGACATAGATTGCGGCGCGGAAATGGTCTGAGATGTCTCAGGTTCCCCATCGCTTTCGTCTACGGCATCTTCAGTCGAGGCAGTCTCTGCTTCGACATCATCTGGTTTAGTCTCAACGCTTTCCTCTACGTCAGCGGAGCCTTGCTCTTCAATTTCTTCAGCCTCAATGGCGTCAAACTGTTCGCCCATGAAGTCGTCCATAGACTGCCCAATGACAGGCTGCTCTGGTTGTTGTTCTTGTACGTCAGACATGAATACCTCCTATCAAATGTCAATCGTATGCGCAATGGCGTCAACTGACCTGTCAATAGCCCGGTCAATCTCTGCATTGCGATCTTTTACGCCGTTTTTCTTAACGTCCTCGAACTCACCTTTTTCGTGAACCCGGCAACCGTGTTGCTCTAGGTTTTGCTTATGCTCAATGCGACCGTCAATGGTCCTGCCCGTTATGGGGCACTCGTATGGCTTGTAGTCGCCCGCGATCATAGGTGCCTCTATTGACGACCGCTTTGACGCAAACGAAATCTTTACAGGCGGCGCGTAGTCTTCTTTCCGACTAAAATCGATGTCGTCGTAATTCGTAGAATAGTTTTTCAGCCCCACGCTAAATCTCCGTTGGAATTAAAGTGCTGACTTGCTCGGTCATCACAACGTCTGGCGTTGCCATTGATGAAATGATCCGCTCCATGATCTCGGCGGCTTGAGCCATCGAGGCCGCCGCTCCGCTTACGTCGCCTTCAGGACTAGACTGAGCCATGACGGCTTTTGCCAAGTCAACTTGGCGCTGCTTATCTGACTCGGAAGCCTCGAACTGCATACGCTCTCGTGCAATTAACAAATCAATCGTCTGGTCAGGCTCTGGCTTTTGCGCTTCAAATTCTTTTAAGGCCAACTCTCGGCTTTTCAATTCTAGTTCCGCTTGCTTAATTTGCGCGTCAGACTGGTCCTTAGCTTGATCCATCTGCATCTTAGCTTGATCCATCTGCATCTTAACTTGAGCCGCTTGGGCCGTTGCCTGCGCCTCTTGCTGCATTACCTGCGCCTGTTGCTGCTCTTGCTGTTGAGCCTGCTGCTGCGCTTGTTGTTGCGCCTGATCAGGCTGGCCTTCAGGTTGCTCATTGACCATATCAAGAGCGTCCTCAACATCTCTGCCCATTTTGAACCGGCGCACGGCAGTCATCAAAATAGACTTGGCACCCTCTTCAGAAATGTATCCAGACTCCACCGCAGGACCGGCAACTTGGATAAACGCCGCAATGCCTTGCAGCAATTTAGTGATGGCGTCTTGGTCGGCAATGTCATCGCCGGAAACCGTGGAATCTGTCTCAATGTCGATCCTGTAGCAACGCTGATTATCGTCACGCAATACTTGCAGGCATTCCTCGATAGTTGGCTTCTCAAGTATCTCTTGTATCTGCGGAGGAATGGGCTGCCCCTGCGCCTGCTGCACCAACATCTGCGCCTGCATCTTTTCTTCAGGCGTTGGCAGCTTTACGTCGGTCATCAACAACAACGTGTCAGGCTGAAACTTCTCCGCCATGATCTCGGCAGCCATGCGGATCAAGTCTCTGGCGTACCGTTGTATCTCTCGCTGCATGTCGTTCAGGCGCATCGTGCCGAACTGCGCCTTGAGTTGCTGCGCCCCCAGCGTCTCGGACGCCGACGACGAGCCGCGCATAATGTCGGCAATGCCCGTGATCTCGAAGATGGTTGTCTTAACCGCTTCGCGCTGGTTGTACAGGTAAACCAGAACGCCAGCGATTTTCTCAATAGGCCAAATCCAAACGGCGCGCTCTAGTCCGCCAGCTTGCATGATCGGCAGGATGTCAGTTGCCGGAAGTAGAATGTTTTCACTCGAGTCCAACAGGTTCGACATCTCAGTAACTGTCGAGTCATAAATGCCGCGAACCTTGCACGCCTGGATAATTCCAGAAATGCGCTTGGTGATGTTGTCGAGTTCGTCGGCCTGATCTCTGTAGAACCGAAACGGCTCCACTGGCGTCAGGCTGTCGGTGTTTTCTGTGGCGTACAAAGGACGCGGAATAGGAAAGAAATCTTTTAACTCAAGCGGATCGTCGTCAGTTTTCAGCGGACGCTCCTTGAGCGTCTTGGAAATAAACACAACCTTCTTTTCAGACTTTGACCATATCTCCCAGATCGTTGCCCGCTTGAACGTGTCAGCGAAGTCATCGCCGTCGTTCTTCTCCATGCCAACCGGGGCATAGTCTAGTTCAACGTCGTCAGCGATCTCGCCAAACTTTTCCTCAAGCTCGTCTTTTGTCATTAAATGGCGAAACGCAACCCAATCAACTTCGTCCCAAATACGACCGGGGCCGTGCCGGAAGTCAGCCCAGTTGACATGTTCCCAGCGCGCTTCCTCATACTTGATCTCTTCGTATTTCTCGCCGTTCTCGTCTTCTTCTTCAGTAAAACGCGGCTCGTACCGAACTCGCGTCACACCTCGGCCTGTTAGCTGTTGGTCCTTGATCGCCATTCGCATGTAGCGGTCAAAGTCGTAGTCGTCCATCGAGTAGGACAACGCACGCTCCAACATGTCGGCAATGACTTTGCCAACAGGGTCGGCGTCACGATAGCGACGACGCACATCAGGCTTTGGCGATTGATTAAATAACGCAGGACAAATCGTCTGCACGTTGGAATACAGAATGTTGTATCGGCACGAACCGGAATAGCGGCCCGGACTGCCCATGTCTGACTTTTCGTCGCGGTAGCGATTAATTACATCTTTGGCGCGGCCTCTCCAAGATTTCTCAACCTTGTCGGATAGGTCCAGTTCCATAACCCAACGCGCAACCGTGCCCGCCGGACCTTTACCGGCGTCCTCAAGAGTTACGAGTTCACCCGATCCTGTGGCGCTGCCGCCGTCGCCGTAACCGTCCATCTAGACTTGTCCTCCGCCCGCCATGTAGCGGTGCCCGGCGTATGGGTCTGCGTTAATTCCCAGCAACCTCATCCTGGCCCGTTTTTCGTCATAGCTGCCCGCGCCGCCCATGCCTGACATCTGGCCTTGCCCCGGCGTTGGGTCTGGCGTCGTGGCTGGAATAATTCTTTTTTCAGGGATGGAGGGGCTTGCCATGTCCATATCGGGGTTGCCAAAATCAGGGACTGGCGAACCGTAATCAGGCGCTGAGTCTTCAATGCCGGGGGCAACCGGCGAACCATAATCAGGCGCTGAGTCTTCAATGCCAACAACCCCTCCCATTAAAGCCGCCGCCATCGCGTCTTCTTGAGCCTGTTGTTGGTACTCTTCCAAAGCCTGCGCCCTAGCCGCTGCGCCTCCAAGCCTTTCCGCAACTAGCGGGTCGGTTGTGTTCATAGTCGTGTTAGGAATTCCGCGTGTAACAGGAATAGGTGGGCCTGTTAGCGATCTCGCTAAGGCAAGGGTTGCTGCGTCTTGCGCGGCTTGATCCGCCGAAACAGAAGGACTGAAAATTCCTGAAGAATCAACGCCCCCAGTTGCGCCTAATCCGATGCCAAGTGACGCATCGTCAACTGAAATACTTGGCGCGTCAAAGCTAACGCTGGGATAGCTAAAACCGGGACCGGCACCAAAACCCATTATTAAATTCCTGGCTGTTGTGGCCCGGCTAGGGCCTCTTCCATTCGCCTTCGTGCGGCAAGGCGCTGTTCAATTGTTCTGGAGTCGCTTGGGAGACCTTCCATTGAATCATCTTGCGGGGCGGATGGGCGTTCGTATCCGTACTCTAATTGAGTTTCGTAGGGGTTTATGTTGTCGGCAATCTGCCGCCCCGCGCTTACTATTGGCCCACCAAAAAAGGGAAGGGCAACCCCGCCAGCCAATTGCGCCAGATCGGCGAGACTGTATTGAGTCCCTGTCGTTACTTGGCCTGTGTACGGGTCTTGCATAACAGACCCACGGCCAAAACCAAGAAACCCGCGCCCTGCTTCATCCGCAGCATTCAAGGCGGCTTGCGCTCCTACCGTTGGCCCATCGCCAAAGGTCAGACTACTTCCGCCGGGATAACTTGCCCTGCCATATTGGCCTTGAACTTCAGAAGGTGTCTGCCCTCCTAATTGACCCTGCAAAGCCGCGACAAGATTGGGGTTGATGCTAGGCGCACCGGCCTCAACGCCCGAACCAGCGGCCCCCGGCGCACCGCTCCCAAACCCGTAGCCGCTAAAAGCATCAGGAGAAAACATCAATAACCGCCTTTTGGCTTGTCAGACAGCGCCGCAACCATTCCAGAGGACGGCTTGGGCTTTGGCTTAGGCTTTGGTTTTTTTGGCGTTGTTGCCTTCATGCCTCGGATCGTATCCGCAAACCGAAGCCGGAAGCAAGCGCGCAGCGATTAGGCGGCGATTTCCGCCGCTAACCTTTGCGCCGTCTCTTTGGCAAATGTCCTGGCGTGGCGGTATGCGTGGCGTGGCAAGGAAAAGACCTTTTCCCGACGCCAAGAATCGCAACAGGCGGAATCCGGGTAACTCACGATTAGTTCGCCTGCGCTGTACAAAAACAAAATGCGCGCACGCTGTTCCTGATAAATCTCGCGCTTGCTAATCCGTCTATGAAAGCGCGACCCCAAGCCGGGGCCGCGATCTGCAAGGGCGTCGCATATGTCGCTGATTGTTGCGCGGCGTGAAATAAAAAAACCCGCGCTTTCAATGGCTTGGTCCGCATATGTTAAGAAATCCAGCCTATTCTTAAACCGTAAAATGTGGCGAATTCCGCGTCCGTTGACATGAGTTGCAATGGCAATCATCTGAAGATTCCTTTCTAGGCGGGAATTTTTAAGAAGCAACCAATTAGGTTGCGTTGTTGGGCAAGTTCCTAACATTGAATTTTGCGGTGCACTGGCGCTCCTTAAAAATCAATTCTGCGCTTTCGCCAACTGCGCGGATAAAGATTCCGGCGTCGCAATCGCCCTCTAGATAGAGGTTTTCCCGATCCGTGTAGCTGAACATGGAGAAATCAGAAGGAACCAAGCCAAAGTCCTCCAAAGTCTCAAGGCTCACACGAAGCCACTCATGCCCCGGATCAATGAACCAAGTGCAAGTAATTGTCTTGAGATCGACTGAATGCGTAACGCCGCTTACGTCTTCCGTGATTTCTATGGTCTGAGTGCCGTGAATGGTCATTTTTTGCTTTCCCGGTTAATCAATAGAACACTTATACAAGCACATAAAAGATCAGTCAACCCCTTGACCGCGCATAACTACTCAGGCATAATTTGCATATTGAAAAACAAAGGTTGGTAAAAAATGTCTCATTTCTACGCCTCAATCCCAGTTTCCGCCCGCAAAACTACCGCAACGGCTCGCGGCCATAAATCCACCGGACTCACTGTCAAAGCGGCGTCGTGGTCCGGTGCAATTGAAGTTGAATTTAAACATAACGAGGAAACAGGACTTGACGAATTTGTAGTTCGTCACGTTACTCACGAAAATCACGGAATCAATGCAACCATTGCAGAGGGTTGCGTCGGGCGGGTGGCGTCATGAACAGCCCGATTGCCGTAGCGGCAACTGCAACCCTCTTAGGTTGGGGCTACACCGACCGGGAAGCAAAATACGGAATCAATTTCTTTATGGCCGGGTCGGACCCCCTTACAAAATCTCGCGTTCGAGAATTTGCAAAAGGCGCAAAAATGATGATTGACCTCCTGCGAGACGGTGGTCGTGTCGGCACGACGGCTTACGAGGGCCAGGCTTATTTTTGGGCTTACAAGTACAGGTTCTGGATGCGTGGCGATGGTCACAACAACGGCTACACCGGCAAAAGCATTGGTCGCGCTCGCCGCGAAGTCCACGCTAAATTGCTAGATGAAAAACTTTCTTTAGATGGGGAAACCCCCCGGCATGATGAAATCATTAATGCCGTCTTTGAAATGGCCGAATATAAACAGGAGGACCGGCCATGATGGGTCGGGGGGTTATTTGCGCGGGTTTTATTCTCCTGGCCCTTTCAACGCTTGGCGTTTGCGTTGCGGTAACAATGCTAGACCGAACCGCCCTTGCTATGAATTTTTTGATTTTCACTATGGGTTGGCTAACTGTTTTTGGCGGACTTCAAATTTGCAGGAGTCGGAAATGACAGGGAACGAATCGAACTTGTTGCAAGCGATCCAAGCCCATCTAGAATCTGAGGGCGTTTCCGATTCTACCTTTGGCGTCCTTGTCTGCAAAGATGGGCACCTTGTCAAAAGAATCAGGGACGGGAAGGCAATTAGGAGGTCAACGGTTAAACGTGTTCGAGACTACTTGAAGACATACGCCGAACCATTGGCTTGATTTTAGCCATAAAAGCCAAAAAACCTCCAATTTTGGGGGTTTTTTGCTTTATAGACGAAATGTTGATGTTCCGAAGACGAAATGTTGATGTTCCGAAGACGAAATGCTGATGTTCCGAAGACGAAATGCTGATGTTCCGAAGACGAAATGCTGATGTTCCGAAGACGAAATGCTGATGTTCCGAAGACGAAATGCGCTAAATCTAATCGTAACGGTTCCTGCGCTTTTTTACGGCGTTAATTAAATCGTCCATCGTCACCGTCGAAGGGCCGCCAATGCTAATGGTTTGCGTTCTCTTTGGCTGCTTCTTTTCAACGGGTTCGCGCCATACCCACGCCAGATAGCGCAGTGTGTCAGCGAAATGGTTGGTCCAATCTTTTACGGGCCTATCTCGAAATGTTTTCTTGTCGTCATCCCATTCACGTTGAAATTGAGATATTGCGTTTAGAAAAAATTCCTGGTTTTCGTCAATCCACAGCCGTGGAAACAATTGACGCACGGCCATAATCCCCTGCTGCTCTGTGTTTTTGTTTTGCAGGATCGTCACATTTTTTAGCCCGTGGTCATTCGTCAATTGCTCGAACACTGACCGGCCAGCGGCAGCGAGTGTCTTCGCCTGGGCATCGTGCGGCAACCAATGCTTAGCATATTCGTATGGCTTCAAATTAATAACGCTTGCCAAATGCTCAAGGCTTTTGCCGCTAGTATGGTAAGTGTCAATAATTCGCACTTCACCAGCCAAGAGTTGAACAAACAAAATTGCGGTGTCGTCAGTCCATCCAATATCCCACACGGTTGTCACGGGGAGGCTGTCGTCATAATCAATTGACCTAATCCGGCCTTCAGTCCGTGCTTTAGCTAAATCTCCGCCGTAATAGCTTCCAAGAATAGCAGCGTCAAAACTACACATATATTCTTGTTCAAATTGAGCGTTTCCGAAATCTTCTCCATAGAGGCTAACGTACTCTTCTTTTATCGCTGACAATTCTGAATCAGTGAACGCCTTAGTGTCCCTTGCTGTGGAAATCTCAGCAAACCAACCGTCAGTTTTCTTAAATTGATGATACATCGCATGAGCATGGTTGTTGCCTCGTGGCGTTGTAATGAACACAGCCCACCCGTCATTTTCTCTCATCATTGGTGAGATGTAGCCCCAGCTTGCGGGATTGCACAGCGCCCACTCTGAAAACGTAACCCCGGCAACGCCTGCTCCGACCAATGCATTGTATCGATCAGAGCCTATAACTTGCCATGTTGAGCCATTAACAAAACGAATCAACATTTGTTGTTCGTCTTTGCCTTCACGAATGCTATCGGGAAACGCCTCGTCAATTCTGCGTTGCCCGGTGTGCGGGTTTACCGCATTCCAAATTGCTTTTCGAGCCTGTTCATATTCTGGAAGGCAATGCCAGTAAGTAGCGGGGCGCTCTATCGCTGCAACTGCCGCTCTATGTAAAGCCACATCATCTTTCCCCCAACGTCGGTGGGCTACTTCAATTGCACGTTTCCCCCCGCGCTCCAAATAATCCCAGAGCGGGCGTTGCGATTTTCGGGGTGTCCAATTGTTTGGTATCCGAAATGTTTGGCTCGGCAAAGCGAACTACCTCTATTTTTACGTTTCCAGTGCTTTCTTGAACGCTTGTTTCTTTCCAGCCCATCCGCGTCTTTGTCCACCATATTGCTGCGGTGGTGTCTCCTGCGAGGGCTTTGCTGTAAAGCGTCCCGGCAACTTTAGAATTTGCCATTACCGACGCTGTGTCTAATTCGTGACGAAAATGCTTTCGCAATGTTTTTGGGTCAATTCCGTCTCGGACAACAAGGCAAATACTGTCTTGAGGTATGCCAACCGCGCTCATCTGCCCGACAAGTTCTCGTTCGCTCTCAGTTGGCTTAAATGATGGCTTACGCTTTAAGGGCATTATAAAACCCCTCGGAATTCCAAAATCATTAGAAAATTCTCCCTTCTTAAAGTGTCGCCAGACCAGTTTTTGTGTGGAGGTCCGCCTGGGAGGAGCGAAGACAAAAACAGCCTGACGACTGTTTACAATACTCAGAATGGTATCTCATCGTCCACTAGGTACATTGCCCGACGCTCTGGCGTCATCACGGACACGTTTTTGATTGGCTGTCCGGGCAGTTGGAGTTTCAAGGCATTCAGGCTGCGCTCGCTTTCAAGCATTCGGCCCAGTTCTTCAAGGCTGTAGACGACTACACCTTTCAAGGCTTCGTCCTCCTTGAGTGCCTTAATTGCGTCGGGGTTGCCTTGCGCTACGGCGAATTGGAACCCCTTGTCAGTGGTGTGGGGCCAAATCTTTGGAGATAGTGGCTTGTGGCCGTTGGCCTCGGCTTCGTCGTTTAGAACTTTCCAGCCTTTGATCAGCACGTTCGCTCGTTTGGCAACTGTCTGTGCGTCCTTGGCTTCTATGGCTTCGTCCAGCTTTGCCTTTGCGCTTCCGAACTTTAGGGCAGTCTCAGTGGAGACAAGCTGTGGCAGTCGGTCGCATCCCCATTTCAATTCCATGTCCACCGCAACCTTGTCGAGCGGCATAATCGAATAATGGATTGCCTCCGCCGTCGCGTTTCCGAGAACCTCTCGGTTAGTCCAGTAGTCTGGCTTTTGGCGTTTCGTTTTCGTTGCCATCAGGTTGTCCTCGTTGTTGCTATTTGCCCAAGACCCCGATGGGGCGCACACATCTGTGTGCCCCCTTTAGGGGTGGAGTTTGGTGTAATTAGGAAGTCATTG